CTACAGACTCGTCTGGGTCAGGCAGTCTTCCTGAGCTTATAGCTTGCAAAGCTTCTTCTGGAGTTAGCACCCCAAGTTGCGCCAATTGAGCAACTACTCTATCCCAAACAGAAGAATCTCTTATATCGATTTCCTCAAAATTGGGCATCGGGAAATTTTTAAATCCTAAATCTTTGCAAAGCCTCTTAATTTCTGGAACTAGAAAATCATTTAAGAAAGCTTGTCTTCCCTGCTCTAATCTCTGGAAGAATATGTTAGTTTTAATACTAGAACTAGAGAACTTCTCGTCTCCGATTAAAATATTATTTAAACCTTGCTGAATATCTGTGTTTACTACCTCATACTTTCTAGGATCAAGTATATTAGCGATATCAGGAATAATAAACTGAGCTTTTGTGGTGAAATCAGAAACTAAAACTTTTCCAACAGATTGATTTTGGAAAAGAGCCTGCATTGTTTCGATATTCTTTTGATTAATATTTAAAGCGCCGCTCTTTAGCTCTGAGCCCATGGTAATTAATAGAACAGCTTGTTGAGTTGTTCTTGTTAATGCCATATCCATTTTCTTCATTTCCTGTTTCCAGTTAATGTCTTCCAATACGGGAAAGCCCATAGGAACAGAGAATGGTTCGTAGTCTTGTTTCTTATAGAATACAGCAGATACTTGCTCTGTGTCTAAAGGAATTGTAATGTAAGCTCCGGCACCAGAAAAAGTTTTCTTTTGTAAGTTTAATTTATTTTTTTCGCTTAAGCTTTTTAATACTTCTCTATCTTCGTCAGTAGTTGGGTTGCGCAATCTTTGTAGTTCGTAGTCTGTAAGAATTTTATAATAATTACCGCCAACAAATGAAATGTTCCCGCCATATTGGATATCGGCTGGATTTAAAATCATGTACTTAGATGGCAACTCTAATTTGCTAGCGGCAGCAGTAGAATCAGATCCAAATACTTGAGTTATTTTAGCTACATCTCCAGGATTAACCTTGTAATCGAATCTATAAATAAAAACATTTCCAGAGCGATAATACTCTCTAAAGAATTTGTCTACAAAGTTATCAATATTAATCTTTTTGAATAAAGCGTCTAGAAAATCCCTAGCTTTCTTATTGCCGCCAGTAAAGTAAATTTTACTACTAGAAAACTCCGTCATTAAATCAATAACATTTCTGAAAGAAGAGAAATTGTAATAAGCCTTCTGGCACAAAATGACAGCGTCTCTAACATTTAGGCCACTCTTATTCTGCAAATTATTTGAATACTTGAATGGCACTAGACCATAATCAATATTATAAAATCTGTCTGTTCTTTCAATGTCGCCAGCAAGATTTCTACGAGCTTGTATCGGAGAGTTCTCTGAGGAAGCTGCGTAAGCAGTCATCATTGGCTTGATTTCTTGTGTCTTTGGCTTTCTCATGTTATATAATCATTAAATGGTTTCCGCTTCTGAAAACTACTCCTTGAGGAAGGCTTCCAGTTTGAGCTTGAGTTGGCAAATTTTGCATTAGAATATATCCAGATACTCCGCTTAAGGTCACAGACGGTCTACTGCCGTGCCCTAAAATCAAAGTATAGTCGTCAAACAATTCTATCATTGGCAAGCCAACTGAATCAGTAACAGCCCACAAAGAAGCATTGGCTCCAGTCTCATAATAGCTTACAAAATTACCACCGTTGCCTGCTATAGAAACTGCCCCAGAAGAAGCAATGATAGAAATAGATGTCGGAGTAAGAGAGCCGCTTATGTTTATTTTTTGGGCTGTTATCGGAGAAATAAAATTCTTTTTACCACTAAAATTGAAATTATCTCCACTCGCTATATTGGTAACGTTTGTAGCACTTGATTGAGCTAAGATTTGATTGTATAATAATCCAGAAGTGGTATCTGTGTAGGATTTTAGATATCCACTAGCAGTATCGACTTTAGTGCTTAAAACTCCACTCGATGTAGTAATAGAACTGTATAGATTTCCACTAACAGAAACAACATATCCACTTAAGGCAATATTTTGCCCGCTAAGAGAATTTCCAGTGCTATCTAATCTTGTAGACAACACACCGCTAACGGCATCTGAATAAGAGTAGGCGGCGGCTCCAGTATTTATTATAGCAGAATTTAAAGTACCAGAAGCGGCGTTTATGGTAGAATTAAGTGTTCCTGTTGCTGAATTGAGATCAGATTGATTTAAATAGCCAGCAGGATTAGAAACTGATGGGTAATAATTCACGTTGCCCACCTCTACGATGAACCCCGAAAACTCTACCTGATCTACCTGCTTTCTCCTGATCAAATTAGCCATGCTATTATAAAGTTACACTAAAACATCACTGGAGCAAATGTAAAAGTGCTATTTTCTACAGTTTGTTTCATTATATCGTTATAAGATTTAACGCCCCAATTCGCCAACATAAATGCTGAATAGTTATCCTTTCTAGCTCTTGTGGCAGAAGATCCTCTTTTCAAATGCTGAGGCAAATCAAAATTTTGCATGCCTCTAGAGGTGCTAGAACACTCTACCAGGGCGCATTGTTTTTTCGTTTGATAAATAAAGTCGTCTTGATTTTCTATAAAGTCTAAATTACTCCAATCGGCCTTGTCTCCAGTAAATATCAAATCTTTAGGAAGATTTATAGTTATGACATTATCAAAAAACTTATCATTAGAGCAAGTCCTAGATGCAAATAAAACTTTTTTATAATCGATGCAAGCTTGCAAGTATTCGTTTCCTTTTCTAATAAAACTAGATGTGAACACTTGGCTAAAAGCTATTCTATAGTCTGACAAATTGTATTGAGCTTTGGCGTTTCTTAATTGCATTTCTAAATCTTGCCCTTCTGCATCAGCATTGTAGTCTATCGTTTTGATATTTATTTTTGCTGCTTTAAATAACTCTGACTGGTTGCAAGTGTCAATGAAAATATCTGCACCAGCGTTATCTAAAGTTATCATAACCACATCAAAGTACGTCATAATATAATTAAAATATTTAACGTGGTTATTTAAATTCCCTAGGCCAGCGTAAGTATGCACAAGGATTCCTATACCAGTCTCCTCGTCTAATTCCATAACAGATATAGCAAAGTAATCCGCATTTGGGCTGTCGCTCATATTCGGATCAATTCCAACAATATATTTTTTACCATTATTTCCTTTTATTAACGTGTGAGGATACTCGTCTTTAAGAGTGCAGGCTTCCATTTTCTTTGCGCTAAAATAGCTATCTGATCCATCAGTGAATTGAGCGCAATACTCTCTAAGGAAAGCTGAGTGCGAAGTCCCGCCGCTCTGGGCTTCTTCAATAATTGTTTTGTCTATCATTTCTGGCGGCAAAGCTTCGTACCCTAATTGAGAAACAAAATAAGTAGAGTCTTCTTTGTCCGGGGAAGTAATTTTATTTATCCACTCTTGATAAGTTTTGTAAAGATTTTCAAAAGTATAGCTAGCAGAAGACAAAGCTATCATTTTAGAACTATTAACAAATACCATACGATCTTCCTCTTGCATTTTACCTGCTTTGATTAGCAAGTCTTCCATTTCTCTAATATCTATACGCCTTTTCATGTCTTGAGGAGCAACTAGGAATGGCATCAAAACATTTTTGATAATTTCTTCTGGCAAAAGCAAAAACTCGTCAAGAACAAGAATATTCGCGCGGAAACCACGAATCTTTTCGCCGCTTAGAGGAATAGCTCTGATCGACCCACCATTAATGTCCCATTCGTAAAGATCGTTTCTTTTGCTCTTCGCACCGAAAGCTTGTAGCAATAATTCTGCGCCTTTAGTTTCGCTCATTTTTTCTATATTATTAAATATAGCTCTAGCTGTACGAAAAGTAGGACCAGCTACAAGAATCTTTGTATTAGGCTCGAAAACGCATTGCAACACACAGTACACGCTAGCAATAAATGATTTAGAGCAACCGCGGCCCCATACGCACATAGAAAAGTTTCTATTAAACATGCCTTTAAGAGTTATCTCTTGGTAAGGCGAAAGTTTTATTCCAGTTAATAAATAAGTTGTTAAATAAAGATTCTGACGCAAAAATTTGCACAGAGTAATCTTAGCTTCTTTGTCTTCCAGCTCTCCTTCGAGCTGCGCAAAGATAGCGTTGTAATTCTGAGTGCTTTTTTTGTATTTAGGTGTTTCGTGCCACATATTACAGGAGTTTTAAATCGTACATTAATTGCAAGTCGTATTTTTTATATTCTCCGCCGCTAAAAAAGACCCTCTTCATTACTCGCACGCACTCTTCTCGGCCGTCGACAAACAAGAATTGGACATTGGTATATTTTTGTATTAATTCTCTTACATTAAAGAAAACAAACTCTGGAGTAACTTTAATTTTCTTAGATACATAATTTAAATATTGAAAGCTTAAGCACTCTTGTAGAGGACGCTCTATCAATACAATAAGATTAGCCTCTGCTGCTACTGATCTTTCTATTTCTCGACAAAATCTTTCGTATCCACCGCTCATTGTGCCAATGAAATCAGAGATAGACTTTCTTTCTATATAGCATTTATTTTCTGGATCATTGATAGCGTAGTCTCCAAATTTTAAGCCCTTAACTTCGGTAGGATAATCAATAACTAGAGGCATCTGCTCTCTCGTATCAATATAAATACTAAAACCGTCTTTAATTTTATATTTTAGCGCTTCTTTTGGGTATGTGTATTTGATTTTATAGCCCAAAGAATTGCAAATGTTATAGTAATCCAAAAAAAGCTTATGATAATAAGGAACGGGCGGGCTAGTAATAGATCTAAGCTCGACTTCAGTAGGTGCATAAATTAAGTTGTGTTTTTGTTTTCTTTGAGAGAGGAATTTTTTTAGATACTCTTTCTGGCCCTCAGCGGTTTGCTGGCTAAGCCATTTTTTCATAGAGTTTTTATTATTAAAATCGTTAGAGAAGTAATAGTCTTTATTTTTAAAGTTTATTAATTCTCCAGTGAGCAAGTCGTGTCTCGGCTCATGAGCTTGGTAGTACTCTACCATTCTCAATTTGTGAGACTTAAGATGCCCATGAAAAGATTTATCTGTTTCAAATTCTAAGTTACAAATTTTGCATTTAACCATCTAAAACTTCCTCCTCTGTGAGACCAAAGATTCTGGCTTTGATATCATCCATAGATGATAAGCGCCCGATCTCTCCTTTTAAAATTTCTCTTCTCATATCTGCCATTTTTATCATTTCTTTTCTAGTGTCTTCGTCTTTCCACATCTGCACCAGATTAAGAATAGAGGCATGATCTTTAACTAAGCTAGAAAGCCTTTCACTTCTCTTAATTTTGAGATCGTTAAGGAGTTTTTGCTGACGAGTAACGCACTGATTGTATTCTGTGCGAGCAGAAGTTACCGCTTCTATCAATGGCATAGGGATTCTATTGCCAGAAGTCATTTCTATGTCTATCTGCTCTTGAAGAGTTTGGATAGTTCGTTGAATATTTGCAGATATTACTACTTCTGTTGCTAATATGATATATTGGTCCACCTCTTCTTGGGTCAAGTCTGCTTTATCATAAGCGTATCTTATGAAGCTGCTCTCAAATAGTTCTCTGTCTTGATTAGTTCCATATGTACCAATTTGATGAAGAAATCTATAAGTATGCAAGTAAGAGATTAGAGAAGTTAAGTCTTTCTTTTGTCTCGCCGTCAGCTTTTCTTTGTCCAAACCATTAAGAACATATTTATTTACCCTTACCATAGCCCTTTCCGAGTTTTTGGGCGGCTTATAATCGCCCTGATCGTCTTCTCTGTCTGAAGCGTTAGCGATAACTTGTTTGGGCAAAGAGTCTAAATACTCTTGGATGCTTCTAGCTTCGATAGAAAGGTTATTTAAGCTATAGTTATTAAAAAGATCTCTTGATAAATCTACTGCTGTCATCATAGAAGCGTTATTAGCAATGTAGTCTTTTTGGTCTTGAGTAAATTCTATTCTATCTTTAGGGGTGTATTCGCTTTTAGTTTTTATTTTTAACTCTCGCGAGGCTAAGAAGCCCTTTACAGCCTTTCCGTGTTTGCTTCTGCCATCTAAATTTGGGATTTCTGGAAAAATAAGCTGAGTAAGTTCTAAAAGTCCAGGAGGGTTGTCTTTCCTGTCGTTCCAGGTTTTAATTATTAGATCTTTTTGTTCTTGCGTTAAGTCTATTTCAGTCATATATCTATTTCTCCATTGTTGAGACATTCTTTAGCTTTTTTTATTATAGCTTTTTGAATGTTTCTTAGTTGCTTGTTGTAGGTAGTCTTAGCTTTCTTGTCGTACTTAAACTCTAAATTTTTGCACACATATTCTTCAGTTTTATTTTGAATATATAATAAATCATACACTCTCCACTCTATTGGTTTGAGCATTTTCTTCATTTTTTCATGAAGATTAGCCGCGGCTTTTTGGATGTTATATTGAGGAGCCGATTGGTTATTGATTTCGTAAGAGTGGTCCTCTACCGACACAGTCATTTTTAAATCGTAAGCATTCTTTTTTGTTTTTACCCAATTTTTGTACATTGGGCATGGTTTGTCTTGCTTACCGTAAATTTTACATTCACTTTCACCTATCGCAGCAGCACACTTAAGGCAAGGTCGGGCGTAATTCCCATAATTGTTTCTAATTAAGTTTTTTATTTGATTAGATATGATTCGATTTATCCATGGTAAGATAGGCTTGCTCTCGTCATACAAATTCCATTTTTTGTATATATGGAATCTAATGATTTGAGACACGTCTTCAAAGTCAATCCAGTTAAGAGCAGAGAGAGTCCATTTGTTTTTTCTCTTTACTATTTCTGTATTGATTAAAGCAAAGCAATTTTCAAACTTTAGTTTATTCTTCTTCATTCATGGGTTGTCGAGACGGATAAAATCCAGCTTCTCGTTTAAAAGACTCTAAAGTCTCTGCCCTATTGAACACTTGGGGCCTAGAGACGACATCTTCTGAACTTTGTCCGTTATGAGTACCCATTAGGTTATTCAATTTAGATCCTCTATTACTCTTTATATCAATATCGAATTCTAGTTTAGAAATATTTGGTACTCTTTCGGTCGCGATTTCCTCTTCTTCGTCTATTTGTGTAATCCTAGGGGTGGATTTGATTACTTTGCTTGCTATTGAGAGAGCAATTGTAAAACTAGATCCGCAACCAGAGCAAAATTTTGGTTTATCAAAAGAATATTCAGTGCCATTACCACATTTTTGACAATAGATCTTCATATTAACAATTATACACTATATGATTAAAAAAAACATTAAAAGTTTTAAATTTAAAACAGATAAAGGTGTAGAGTATTCTGTTAGTAAGATAAAAATCCCGGCAAAGGACAAGGCCGAAGGGCTTTGCGACTCTCCCGAGAACGAACAGCCTCAAATATTTATAGAACAATCTCTCTTGCCAAGAAGAGAAATGTCTGTGACTATAGAAGAGTTCGCTCATGCTTTTTTTTGGGATAAATCAGAAAAGAATGTTCGCAAATTTGCGGCAACTTTAACAAAGTATCTACACGCGAACGGTTGGAGAAAGAGTCTTTAGTTTTTTAACTATAAATTTTACTAAATCGCTTCTCTTGATGTCTTCTTCTGTGAAGTGGAAAGAATAAAGGCCCCTTTCTCTGCTCTCTTCGTCTGAGAATATAGCCTGAAGCTTCTCAAAACCACCAGACTTGCCATAGGCCAAATCAGATTGATCAGGATCTGCTAAGATAAAGCACTTACTAAACTCTCCTATTCTTGTCATTAGGGTAACTATTTCTTTTTGAGTACAGTTTTGCGCTTCATCAAGAATAATAGCCTTGCAGTTCCAACTCATGCCGCGCACGAATGACAATGGATGGCTTTGGAGTCTGCCTTGATTGTTTAGAGATTCAATAGATGGTTTAGATAAGAGTTCGTCTAGTTTATCTGCAAAGGGTAAGTT